CGAGCATATAGGTGTTGTTACTCCGGTTTGGTCACAAAAAGACCTTGACATTATAATTTCTGGGTCAAACAAAGCCACATGGCGCACCCGTGGTAATCCTGCAAAAGAATCTAAAGTCAGAGGAGAAGAGGAATTCAAATCAGAAGACTATGACTTGGATGTTACTGGTTACGGCAAAGATTATGTTGTATCCAATCTTAACTGGGAAGTACCATCTAAGATAGTAGACTTAGCAAAAGCATTTGGTTTAGATGATATGACGATTAGAGCGCATGTTCAATATCCAGGCCAAGTATGGAACTTACATCTGGACAAACTTGAAAAGTGGTGCCCAGAAGATCCAGACAAAGTAGAAAGATACATGATTCAATTAACAGATTGGCAACCAGGTCAGTTCTGGGGTTATGGTAACTTTAATTTTGCTCATTGGAAGGCTGGTGACGTTACTACATTTAAATGGAAAGACGTTCCTCATTGCACAGCAAATGCAGGACATCATCTACGAATTACGTTGCAAATAACAGGTGTTCGCACAGCAAAGTCTATTGCATTTGTTAATTCTTTAAAAACAAATTAACGATTGCGTTTATCTACATCATCACAGATAGATTTTGCTAAACTACTCCCTGTAGTTTTGAATAAAAAGGGTAAAAAAGCATGAATGATTACGGCTAATCCAGCAATAATCATCTGTGCTCCGTATGATAAGGCACACCAAAGATGATGTAGGTATGATTCTCCGAGTGATCGAGGGTGTTCAGTAAATGTGTGTCTTAGTCTACTGAAAAATGTGGTTATTCTGTTCGCCATATATTTTAATATATTTACCGGCAACCATATCGGCAGCCGCCTCTATTGGTGATCCAGGATAACTGCTACCTGGAGTGATTAAATTCTTTTCGCCTTGTCTAATATGAACTAATTCATGGAATACTGTTCGCATAATATCAATTAAGTTTCTGTTACCATAGACCCAAATTTCATCAGAGCCTACTTCATGTCTACCTGTATGGTGACCTTCTTGTGCTTCTTCTGTGTCGTAACTAATTACGATCTTGGGCATGTTTTCAATCTTAAGAAGTTTGCCCATCCAGTCTGCGCCTTTCTGTGCTTCGTCTTCTATGTTAAGACCATCGTCAAACATTTCATCAGAGGCGGTTAACTGCTCTCTAGCCTTATGTGCTTGTTTAGCGGCATCTTGGGCATTGCGATAAATTTTGCCCTTTTCGTCTACATCATATTGATCACTTTTGATCTTAGGAAGTCTATTCTCTAAGTCTTTTAGCGGGGATTCTGTTATAAAGTCTATTGCTCTCATGCTATATATTTATCTCTAAAGTTCTTTTGGGAAATTTATCAGTTGACTCGACACGCATTAAATATTATAATAGATAAAAGAATTTACTATCATGAGGGCAGAATGATTATTCCTAATAGCAAGGAAGCAGAATTGATTATACAAGAACTTCGATACGAAATGAATAACCCAGGCAATGATGGCTGGACACGTTCAGCCATCAAAAAACGTTTATGGGATATTAAAATGCGAGTAGACCGAGCATTAAAAGACGCTCCTAAGTATACAGGTGATCCAAACTATGAAGACCTATATCTGATAGAAAAAATAAAAGGGACAGTATGAAGTTAGGCATTATTGGTAAGGGCTTCGTAGGTTCAGCAGTCAGTCACGGCTTTGATGTGGATGTTGAACAGTTTATTGTTGATCCCAAGTTCAATTTTAACACGATACCAGGTTTAGTATCTTATGTAGCAGACATTATATTTGTCTGTGTGCCTACACCACAACACGCGACACAATTAGATGTTGATACGCAAATGGCTCGCGAAGTCTTAGCAGAGTTAAATGAGTTGGAATACAAAGGTGTCGTGGTTGTTAAATCAACGATCACCCCGAATCATTTAAAGCAGTTTAAAATACTTTATACCAATTTACGAATCGTGTACAATCCTGAATTCTTAACAGAAGCAAATAGTAACCAAGAGTTTATTAACCCACACATGCAAATACTAGGTGGGGAGTTACAAGATTGTATCGAAGTAGAGCAAGCATACATTAATCATAGTAAAGTTAAGATTGTGCCTACATTTAAGACAGATTTAACAACTGCTAGTCTTATTAAGTATTCAATCAACAGTTGGTTAGCAACTAAAGTAACATTCTTCAATGAGTTATATGATTTACATGATCGAAGCCAGGCCAAAACATCATGGGAGCAATTCACCGACATGTTGAAATGTGATCCAAGAGTAGGCAATAGTCACATGCAAGTCCCAGGCCCAGATGGTTACTTTGGATTTGGAGGACATTGTTTACCTAAAGATACTAACGCATTGTTATATTATGCTAAACTAGAAGGGGTCTCTCTTCCAGTGCTAGAAAAAATTATCGAACAAAACGATAATGATAGGCCGTAAAGGCAAAATCACCCAAAGTGCTAGACGTGGTATAGCTAATACTGTATACTGCATATCTAAGCATATAAAATTACGTTCATTCACAGGAGAAATTAATGGCAGTAAAATACTTTAATCCAGAACAGGTTAACAAACTTAAACAATTAATAAATGAGGGCATGGGTGTCATGCAAGAAGTCGAAACTCTTAACGGAGGACTCGCCGATACTGTAAAATCAATCGCAGAAGAATTAGAGATCAAGTCTTCTATTCTAAAGAAAGCAATCAGAATTGCTCACAAAAGCAAACTAACTGATACGAACGCTGACCATGAGCAACTAAATGACATTTTGGAGACTGTTGGCAGAACTATTTAATGCCGAGACTAGTCACTTTTGGGTGTTCATTTACATATGGTCACAGTTTACCTGATTGCTATATAGGAAATGGGTGCCCGAGTGACTCTCCTAGTAAGTATGCTTGGCCCAGTCTATTAGCAGAAAAGTTAGGTTATGATTGTTTAAATTTGTCTGCTTCTGGATCTGGTAATTATCAAATTTTACTAGATATCTTACGAACAGACTTTAAACAAGATGATGTAGTGGTAATAGGATATTCATATTTTGATAGATATGAATATTACCAACTGATTAATAGAGATGGTGAAGGTCACCAGTTATCAAAAAAAACTAAAGATATTCAACATAGAAAAGAAATCAATAAAAGTATGCTTACCACTTTACTCGGTGATACAAATATCAAAAATAACAATCAGAGATATTGGAATAATTGGTTATCAATACAACATGCAGAAATGTTATTGCACTCTAAAAATATACAGAACTATTCTTTTCTTAATGTACCGGAAATCGCGCAAGAAAACAAACCTGATTTGATTGAATTAAATAATTTTTTTGATGATATACAGCTAACTTTTAAGGATTATGCTTTGGACAAAGAACACCCAGGAATGGAGACTCATCGGTTGCAAGCAGAACAACTTTATAGTATGATAGCACTATGAGTTATGTCGATGCAATCCATGACAAATCAGCGGAAAAAATCACGGTAGTAGAGAGAAATAATGCGGGGGAAAGGGTGCTTAAAGAGTACCCTACAAACTACGTATTGTATTACGAAGATCCTAAAGGAAAACAGCGTTCTCTATACAACACCAAAGTATCTCGATTTTCTTCGCGTAGACAAGCAGAGTTTGAAAAAGAACGGCGCATGCATGCTGGCAAACGTATATTTGAAAGTGATGTTCCTGTTGTTTTCAGATGTCTGAGTGAAAACTATCTTAATGTAGAGGCTCCGAAACTACACAAGTGTTTTTTCGATATCGAAGTAGACTTTGATCCTTTAAAAGGCTACTCTCCTCCAAGTGATCCATTCAATCCTGTTACTGCGATCAGTCTATATTTAGATTGGATCGATCAATTAGTATGTTTGGCAGTACCACCATCGCACATGACGTATGATACAGCACATGAAGAGATCAAAGACTTTCCAGACACGTTCTTGTTTAGAACAGAGAAAGAATTGTTTGATGCATTCTTTTCTCTAATCGATGATGCAGATGTATTGTCGGGGTGGAACTCAGAGGGATATGATGTTCCATATATGGTTAATCGTGTGACACAAGTGATGAGCAAAGATGATACTCGTAGATTTTGTTTGTTAGGGCAATCACCGAAGAAAAGAAAGTATGAACGATTCGGTAAAGAAGAACAAACATTTGACTTTATAGGTCGCATTCATTTAGATTATCTTCAACTCTATAAAAAATACAACTACGAATCTCGTCATAGTTACAAACTAGATGCAATTGCGGAGTTAGAACTCGGTGAGAAAAAGACTGAGTACGAAGGATCATTAGACCAACTTTACAACAAAGACTTTAAAAAGTTTATTGAGTATAGCAGACAAGATTCGATGCTACTTAAGAGACTTGATGATAAGTTACAGTTCTTGGAACTTGCTAATCAGTTAGCACACGAAAATACAGTATTGCTTCCAACTGTGATGGGTTCAGTGGCGATGATTGAAATGGCTATAATGAACGAAGCACATTCACATGGCGTGGTCGTTCCTAACAAGATCAGGCAGAATATCAATACAGTAAGTGAAGGTCAAGCGGCAGGCGCTTATGTAGCGACTCCTAAGAAAGGATTACACGACTGGATTGGCTCAATCGATATCAACTCTTTGTACCCCTCTGTTATTAGAGCATTGAACATGGCACCAGAGACTATCTTAGGGCAAGTTAGACACACTCTTACTGATCAGTATATGGAAGAAAAAGGCTTAAACTTGGCAAAGAAAAAGGCTCGCTACAAAAAAGGTGATGCTTCTGTAGAAGGTCCAGTTCTGTGGGAAGGATTGTTTGGTTCATTGGAATACACTGCGATTCTGAATCAAGAGCGCGGCACAATACTAACAATTGATTACGAGGACGGTCGTGAAGAAGAAAAGAGCGCGGCACAGATATGGAAATGGATATTTGATTCAAGCAACAGTTTAATTCTAAGTGCTAATGGCACAATCTTTAGAGCAGACGTAGAAGGTATTATTCCTGGACTCTTGTCTAAATGGTATGCTGATCGTAAAGTGATGCAGAAGAAATTGAAAGAATCGACTACCAAAGTAGATAAAGATTATTGGGACAAGCGACAATTAGTTCGCAAGATTCTACTTAACTCGGCATATGGTGCGCTACTTAATGAACATTGTCGATTCTATGATAAACGCATAGGACAGTCGGTGACATTAACTGGAAGAAGCGTGACAAAGCATATGTCTGCTTATGTCAATGAACTAATGACAGGTGAATATGACCACAGTGGTGACGCAATGATCTACGGTGACACTGACTCTTGTTATTTTTCTGCATGGCCAGTGTTAAAAGACCAATTCAAAGACAAGGAAATTGCTGAAATAAAACAAACCTTTATTGATTTGTATGATGCTATGTCAGACCAGGTTAATGAATCGTTTCCAGGTTTTATGGAGAAGGCATTCCATTGTCCTCGTGCTAAGGGAGAGATCATTAGAGGCGACAGAGAAGTTTGTGGGGATAAAGGATTGTTCATCACCAAGAAAAGATATGCGATTAATATCTATGACAAAGAAGGTAAACGAACTGATATTGACGGTGCAATGAAAGTTAAAGCAATGGGACTTGACTTAAAAAGAGC